CACAGCTAATGCTGTAACAACAGGTGTTATACACACATCAGGTCTAGCAACTGTCGGCACAACACTAGCTGTTGGTACATCAGCAACTGTCGGCACAACGCTAGATGTAACAGGAAATACAACATCAGGTAACCTGAATACCGCTAATGCAGTAACAACAGGTGTTATACACACATCAGGTCTAGCAACTGTCGGCACAACACTAGGTGTAACTGGAAATACAACATCAGGTAACCTGAATACCGCTAATGCTGTAACAACAGGTGTTATACACACATCAGGTCTAGCAACTGTCGGCACAACATTGGCTGTTGGTACATCAGCAACTGTCGGCACAACACTAGGCGTAACAGGAAATACAACTGCTGGCAATTTGATAACTGCAAATGCAGTAACGACAAGATTGTTACATACATCAGGTCTAGCAACTGTCGGCACAACACTAGCTGTTGGTACATCAGCAACTGTCGGCACAACGCTAGATGTAACAGGAAATACAACATCAGGTAACCTGAATACCGCTAATGCAGTAACAACACGTTTGTTACACACATCTGGTCTAGCAACTGTCGGCACAACACTGGCTGTTGGCACATCAGCAACTGTTGGAACAACGCTAAATGTAACTGGTAATACAACATCAGGTAATTTGAATACAGCTAATGCGGTAACAACAGGTGTTATATACACCTCAGGTCTAGCAACTGTCGGCACAACATTGGCTGTTGGTACATCAGCAACCGTTGGCACAACGCTAAATGTAACTGGTAATACAACATCAGGTAATTTGAATACAGCTAATGCAGTGACGACAAGACTACTGTACACATCTGGTCTAGCTACAGTTGAATCATTAACTGCCGGTGTAACAACACTCGCATCCGGTGAAATCACAGGAAGTTTAGTGGTTGGTGGTGACTTCACTATTGTGGGCGCCACACTTCTTGATACAGACACAATCAAACTAAGAGCGACAACAAAACAAACTATTGGTGCAGGTAGTGGTACAGGTTTTGTTATCAACAGAGCAAACAGTGTAGCATCAATAAACGGAATAAGTGACATTATAACAAGCAATGGTCATGGTTTCAATAACGGTCAAAACGTTGCTTTTATTTCACTAAACACTGACGTAACAGGTCTATCAAACAACACAATATATCGTGTTGTCCAGAAAACAGATAACACATTCAAAGTTGCGTCAGTTGGTGCTTATCCAATAGCAATTGATTTTTCAACATCAGGATTAGCCTCCGCAACTTTGCGTGACATAGACAATCCAGACGGTCAAATACGTTGGAATGAAGTCAATCGCAATTGGGAGTTACGTGATGTTGTTAACACAGTTGATGCTACAGCGTACTCAAAAATTCTAACAGCAAATCTGATTAGTAGTGCTCTAACATCAACAAGCGCAGACACTGTGTTGAGTTCACAGGGTGCAAACACTCTAGACACAAGAATAGTTACAGCTAACACCAATCTGAAGAACTACGTGGATGTTGCTAATACATCCATGAAGTCTTATGTGGATACAGCTAACACCAATCTGAAGAACTACGTGGATGTTGCTAATACGTCCATGAAGTCATATGTGGATACAGCTAATACGTCCATGAAGTCATATGTGGATACAGCTAACACCAATCTGAAGAATTACACAGATAATCTGGTATCTACAGCTAACACCAATCTGAAGAACTACGTGGATGTTGCTAATACGTCCATGAAGTCATATGTGGATACAGCTAATACGTCCATGAAGTCATATGTGGATACAGCTAACACCAATCTGAAGAATTACACAGATAATCTGGTATCTACAGCTAACACCAATCTGAAGAATTACACAGATAATCTGGTATCTACAGCTAACACCAATCTGAAGAATTACACAGATAATTTAGTATCCACAGCTAACACCAATCTGAAGAATTACACAGATAATCTGGTATCTACAGCTAATACTAATCTAAAAAATTATGTGGATACTGAAAATCTAAAGCCAGTAACAGTTTTAGCTGCTAATGTAGCAAACATAGCATCTATCGTGTCATTAGCAACATTCAGAGCAAACACAGCCGGATCAAATCTACACAATTTATTTATTGAGCATATTCGTGAAACCGCAGGATCAAACACTGAAGGAACATACGATAGCATTTCTCGTCAAATTGGTGCATCAGGAACAACTGTACAAGGACAAATTAAACTAAGAGATTCAACACTGAGATTGCACGGTTTAGGAAAACATCCTGTCGCCCTGGCACCAGACTCATCAACAGGCGATTCATTTGCTATAGACTATTATGGTAGAGTTCATGTGGGTGTTCCTTTGGCGAACACAACACCAACGAAAGCCTTGAACATATCCACAACAAGTCCATCCATTGGCTTTTTAGATAGTCTAACAGGTTTGAATGCCACTTCACGATATTCTTACATTGATGCAAATGATGGAAATCTTGCATTTTTTGCGGATACTTTCCAGACTCAGACAGATAGTGCGATAACTTTTGCGGTAGATACTTCAACAACAGCGGTGAGAATATTACCATCAGATACGGCGGCAACAAGCACAACAACTGGAACAATGGTTGTTACCGGCGGTGTGGGTATTTCCGGCGCAGCGTTTGTTGGTGGAAATCTGTCAGTCGCTGGTAATTTATTAGTTTCAGGCACAACCACAACAATCAATACAGCACAATTGAACATTGCTGACAATGAATTTGTTCTAAATTCCGATCTTCCAGACAATGTCCAAGCAACTGAAAGTGCTGGCATCACTATCAATAGAGGTGCAAACACCAATACATATATTCGTTGGAATGAAACTACAGATACATGGGTTGCAAACAATGGAATTACAGCGGGTGAATTCCGTCTAGCAAATAGCACAACATATCTAACTGAAGGCACAAACCTATATCTGACCGCAGCTAGAGTTCGTGCGAACGTTGGCAATACTGCACCGATATTATACAATTCAAGCACTGGTGTGTTCTCACATGCAACATCAGGTGTAACAGCAGCCACACATGGTAGTAGCACATCAGTCCCAGTATTTGTAGTGAACGATACAGGTCACATAACTTCTGTTTCCAACACAGCAATTGCATTTCCAGCAGAAGCTGACACCCTAGAAACTGTTACTGCGCGTGGCGCAACTACAACCAACGCAATCACAATCAATAATACAACAGCAGCAACAAGTAATAGCACTGGTGCATTGATTCTTAAAGGTGGTATCTCAGGTAATGCTAACGCTAGATTTGATGCAGTGTTTGATGCGGGAAATCGTGTAATAAGCAGTGTATCAAACACTGCGCCTATAAACGCAACAGTGTCCGCAAATATCCTGACACTATCACACGCAACATCCGGTGTAACAGCAGCCACACATGGTACTAGCATCGCTGTGCCTATATTTGTTGTGAATGCTGAAGGTCATGTAACAGGTGTCACAAACACAACAATTCGTTCAGCAACAACATCACAAACTGGTGTTGTTCAACTGGAAGACTCTGTAACAAGTACAAGTAATACGACTGCCGCTGTTCCAAACTCAGTTAGAATTGCGCAAAATCATGCGCAGGCAGCATTTGGTGTCGCCAACTCAGCAACAACAACAGCACAAGCTGCTTTCAATACTGCTAACTCAGCAACAACAACAGCACAAGCTGGATTCAATACTGCTAACTCAGCAACAACAACAGCACAAGCTGCTTTCAATACTGCTAACTCAGCAACAACAACAGCACAAGCAGCTTTCAATACTGCTAACGGTAAGATATCATCAGTAACTATTACCAATGGTACAGGCGTTTCGGGTGGTGGCACAGGGTCATCTTTTACACTATCAATTGGTCAAGCTGTTGCCAATACATCCAATGTTCGATTTGCTTCCGTTGGTGTGGGAACAGCAGCAGATTCGGCTAACACTGGGTCGATTGTTGCAACTGGCGATATCACAGCATACTATTCCGATGATAGACTAAAAACTAAGCTAGGAAATATTGAGAACGCCTTGAGTAAGGTTGAGCAATTGTCTGGATTCTATTATGAAGCAAACGAGGTTGCTCAAGAACTTGGTTATAATGCTAAACGTGAAGTTGGTGTAAGTGCTCAAGAAGTGCAAAAAGTTATGCCCGAAGTAATTGCACCTGCTCCAATTGATGAACAGTATCTGACAGTAAAGTATGAGAGAATGGTTCCTCTTCTGATTGAAGCTATCAAAGAACTGAAACAACAAGTTGATGACATAAAGAATCAACTAAATAACCAATAACGGAGTTTACAGTTGGCTGCTTTTTCAGAATTAGTTATAGAACAGGGTGCTTCATTTTCAACATTTGTGAATGTTGAGGACACCAATGGTGAGGCAATTAATCTACAATCATATGCTGCCGCATCTCAAATGCGCAAGTCTTATTATTCAGCCACATCTTTTGTAATAAATGCATCAGTGACTGGTACGGCAAATGGAGAGATAACTCTTTCCATGCCAGCAGCAAATACTGCAAATTTGAGTGCGGGTAGATACGTATATGATTTGAAGATAACATCGTCAGCCAATGTTGTTTCGCGTGTAGTTGAAGGTATTGTAACAGTTCTTCCATCAGTTACGAGGTAATTATGGCAACAATAGGAAAAGTTACAATAACATCACCAGTAAGAACAACTATTGCTGATCCAAAATTTCGCCCAAAACCAAATGTTGCTTTGAGTGAACTGACCGATGTATCTATAGTTTCACCTGAAGATGGTGAACTCGTTGCATATGACGCAGTATCTGGAAAATTTAAAACATCATCGATTGTTGATATAGCAATTGGAAATATCAACGGCGGACAATTCTAAAACAATAAAGAGAGCTTTATGGCCAATACAGTAATTCAACTAAAATACTCCAACGTAACCAGTGTTCCTCCAACACTGAATGTTGCTGAACCTGCTTATTCAAATGTAAGTAATAAACTATGGATTGATGACGGCACAGGTGTTGTTGCAATTGGTGGTAAATACTACACAGGAATTATTGATGCCGCAACTACTGCGGCAACAGCAAATACACTGGTCTTGCGTAATGCCGTGGGCAGTGCGAGTTTTAACGTAGTAACTGCGAACAGTTTTTCTGGTAATATTGTTGGCAACGCTGCTACAGCATCAAAGTGGTTAGCGCCAATTGATTTGGGACTAGCTGGTGATGCAACAGGTAATGTATCAATTGATGGTTCAGCTAATGTGACACTTACCGTTGATCTAACAGCGAGTGGTGTTGCAGCAGGCACATATGGTGGAACAACAAACATTCCTGTATTCACAGTTGCAACTGACGGCAGAGTAACTTCAGCAGCTAACGTATCCGTCGCAACAAATCTAGCAATCGCAGGTGATACAGGCACAGATACACTATCACTACTAACTGACACACTAACATTTGTTGGTGCTGATGGTATTACATCAGTTGTTGATGGTGCAGGAAACAACGTTGCATTCTCAGTTGATAATACAGTTATTCGTACTACAGGTGGTCAAACAATCGCAGGCAGCCTAGCAATTACGGGTGACCTGGTTATTTCCGGCAATACAGTAACACAAGACGTTACCACAATAACAACAGAAGACTCGCTAATCAAACTTGCAGCAAACAACGTTGCGGATGCGATTGATATTGGTTTCTATGGTCAATACACAAACGGTGGAACAAAATACACAGGTCTGGTGCGCGATGCAACGGACGGAGTATTCAAGTTATTCACAAATGAAGAAGTTGATCCCACATCTAACGTAGTTGCATATGGTGCTGAAAATCGTGCAACTATTGAAGCTAACTTCACGGGCGGTAATGTAAGCAGTTTATTCTCCGATATCGTGGTTGCAGATGGTGGTACAGGTAGAGGATCATTCACAGCAGGAACAATTCTTATCGGTAATAGCACGGATGGTTTACTTGAATTGGCCAACACAGGAACTGCTGGAACTTATGGAACTGCAAACACTATTCCAGTGATTAGTACAGATGCTTACGGTCGTGTCACAAATATTACAAACACTACAGTAGAAATATCCACTGAAGAAGTTACTTCAGGTATATTCCCTATCATTCACGGTGGTACAAATAACAGTTCCTACACAACAGGAACTATTACATACTATGATGGTAATAAGATTGCATCATTAGCTAACACAGGAACAGCAGGAACTTATGGAACCGCAAGTGATGTTCCTGTCATCACAACGGATCCATTTGGGCGTGTTTCTTTAGTAACAAATACTGCTATTGCCCTAAGTGCGTCAGCAATCACATCAGGTACATTGGGTATTGACAGAGGTGGTTCAGGAGCATCGTCATTCACAGTAAAAGGTGTTATTGTATCTGATCAGTCTTCAACAACTGGCGCATTGAGTGCATTAACTTCTTCAACAGAAGGGCACGTGTTACAAATAAATTCTTCAGGAGCACCAACTTTTGCGCATCTAAATGGCGGAACATTCTAAATTATTTTGATAGGAGATTATTATGGACGTGAGATTACAAAATGCATATGTGGAAGTTCTGCTTTCCAACTTCTTGGAGGTCGTGAAGCAGAACATAATGTTTCAAGCTCAACTAGAATTGAGTAAATCGGATGTCAATGAGGCATCAGAAACAAAAAGAAAAATACAAGAACTCTCTAAACGAAATGAAGAGTTGCAGCATGAAATTGTGCAAAAAGAAACACAGTCAACAAGCGCAATAAGTCAAGAAAAAAATAGACTTCAACAAGCTGTCAATGATTACATGCGCCAGCTAGAAGCATCTAAAAATGAAGTTTCTATAATCAAAGGAGCATTAGCCGCGGCCAATGAGCATCGCGAAGAGTTGACTAAATATGTTGTAGTGCTGGAGCAAACTGTGCCCGCAAATAAACTCAAGAAACTAAAATTGGGTGACGACAATAAAACTTTCGCTCCAGAACAATCAACTCAAGAAGATGTTGTGAAATCTGGAGGATCATTCTAAGACTCACTAGATGGCGAATACGATAATTCAACTAAAAAATTCGGGAATTCCGGGCAATGTGCCATCTATACTACAACCCGGTGAACTTGCTATCAACTACACTGATGGCAAGTTGTTCTATGGAAATTCAATAAACGTTGCCACACTGTTTGATGCTATAACTGAGCCAAGTGGTCTAAACGGCGAAATTCAATTTAACGATTCTGGCTCATTTGGCGCGTCAGCGAATTTGAAGTATGATACTGCCACAAAAACACTAATAGTTGATGAAGTATCAAGTCGTACAACTGATAGAATATTCAGTCACGCCAATGGCGCATTCAGTACGGCAAACACAAAACTAAACGCAACAGGCGGAACAATATCTGGTGACTTGATAATTTCAGGTAACTTGACGATAACAGGTAATACTGTAGCACACTCAGCCAACGATTTCATAGTCAATGATCCTATAGTTTTACTAGCAAATAACAATCTGGGGAATTTACTAGACATTGGTTTTGTTGCACACTATGAAGATGGTAGCGCAAACACTAAACATACAGGTTTAGTTAGGGATGTTTCTGCTGGTGTTTGGTATCTGTTTGAAGACTATATTCCCCACATACAGGAAAACAACATACTGGATGTTGGCGATGCGTCATTTAGAGTGTCAACGCTGTCTGCAAACATAGTAACGGATGTTATTACAGTTCGCGGCGTTGATCCTTTGACTAGAGCTAATTCAGCATATGCTGAAGCCAATACGAAACTATCAACGAGTGGTGGAACAATAACAGGAAATGTTTCCGTAGTAGGAAATGTTTTAGTCAACAGTGCAGTAGTAATCAACTCACTGGGCCAATGGGTAGGAGCAAATACAGGATTAATTGGTCCACAAGGATCAGTTGGTGCTCAAGGCGTCCAAGGAGCTACTGGTGCACAAGGATCAGTTGGAGCACAAGGTGCTCAGGGAGCTACTGGTGCTCAAGGATCAGTTGGAGCACAAGGTGTGCAGGGTGCTACTGGTGCTCAAGGATCAGTTGGTGCTCAGGGAGCTACTGGTGCTCAAGGAGCTATTGGAGCACAGGGTGTTGAAGGTGCTCAAGGAGCTACTGGTGCACAAGGATCAGTTGGAGCACAAGGCGTAGCAGGGGCTCAGGGATCAGTTGGAGCACAAGGTGCTATTGGTGCTCAGGGCGCTATTGGTGCTCAAGGATCAGTTGGAGCACAAGGTGATATTGGAGCCCAAGGATCAGTTGGTGCTCAAGGTTCTGTTGGAGCACAAGGTGCTATTGGAGCCCAAGGATCAGTTGGAGCACAAGGTTCTGTTGGAGCACAGGGTGCAGTTGGTGCTCAAGGTTCTGTTGGAGCCCAAGGATCAGTTGGAGCACAAGGTGCTATTGGTGCTCAAGGTTCTGTTGGAGCACAGGGTGCAGTTGGTGCTCAAGGTTCTGTTGGAGCACAGGGAGATACTGGTTCGCCTGGTGCTCAGGGCGCTATTGGTGCTCAAGGATCAGTTGGTGCTCAAGGTTCTGTTGGAGCACAAGGTTCTGTTGGAGCACAGGGTGCAGTTGGTGCTCAAGGATCAGTTGGAGCACAAGGCGTAGCAGGGGCTCAAGGAACAGTAGGTGCTCAAGGCTCTATTGGAGCCCAAGGATCAGTTGGAGCACAAGGAGCTACTGGTGCTCAAGGCGTTCAAGGAGCTACTGGTGCTCAAGGTGTCCAAGGCGTCCAAGGAGCTACTGGTGCTCAAGGCGTTCAAGGTGGTCCAGGTGCTCAAGGCGTTCAAGGTGCTCCTGGTGCTCAAGGCGTTCAAGGAGCTACTGGTGCTCAAGGCGTCCAAGGAGCTACTGGTTCGCCAGGTGCTCAAGGCGTTCAAGGAGCTACCGGACCGTCGACCGCTATCAATGCAACAAACACGACAACATCACAAACATCATATATTGTTGGTGTGAACGCCGCCGGTTCAAATCAAACACCGTTTGTCTCTGCAACTAATGCAGTATATTTTAATCCAAGTACTGGAACACTATTCGCTGTTGCAAAATCATTCAGAATACCACATCCAACCAAGTCAGGAAAGATGCTGGTGTATGGTGTGCTTGAAGGTCCAGAAAATGGTGTTTACGCTAGAGGTAGACTCACTGGTTCGAACACAATTGAATTGCCCGAATATTGGACTAAATTAGTTGATCCGAATTCAATCACTGTGAATTTGACACCAATAGGTAAATTTCAACAAGTGTTTGTTGAAAACATCGCAGAAAACGTTGTGTATGTTGGTAGTGAAAATGCCATTGATTGCTTCTTTACAGTTTGGGCTGAACGTGTAGATATTGATAAACTTGTTGTGGAGACCGAGAGCGATGGGGATTAATTATGGTCCAAGAGGATCAGCCGATGGAACATCATCAAGACCTTTCGGCAGTCCAGTTCAAGCAATGGTTATGGGCGCGGCGTCCGGCGGTGTATACTATTTTAAATATGGAGGAATGTCTTCAGCAATCGAATTAGAATTTCAAAATAATTACTATGAAGGTAAACCGTTTTGTCGTGTGTTTACATCACCCTATAATAGTACAGCAACCGTAAATCGATTAGATTTAAATATACCTATGGCAGGATTATTGGTTCAAAGAGATACATTGGATATAAGGGCCGCTGTATATTGGAGTAATTCAATTCTGTATAATACAGTGAGTGGCGTTGGAAATAACACAGCAAATAGTGGACATCCATACCGTAGAGTGTTGTTGGGTGGTGCAGGATCTCACGGTTTGTATAATACAAACCAACAATCTTGTAATTGGGGCGATTCAGTTGGTGCTGTTGGTGCCGGATGGACAGGATCAACATGTGGTTCTTGGCCAAACGCACTTCAATGGGGTACAGGCCAGTCGGGAACTGCAACATACACAAATTTAAGCGGAACATGGTCACATTGGATATATTGGGGAGGAACAAATCAATGGTAAAAAATATTTTAGAAAATGTAGAGTATGTTGAACCAGATACAACTTTGCCTGTACCTGATGGTATGTGTAAAGACTGTGTAGAATTGGAGTTGTATGAAATGTGCGATGACTGTAAACAACAAATAGCGAAATAAATCATGGCATTAGTACAATCTCCCCAAATAGTAACCAACGGTCTCGCTTTTTACTATGACATGGGCAATCCACAGAAGTCGTGGAAAGGTGCGACTACAACCAACTTGATCGATGTAGCAGAGAATTTACTGAGTGCCAATTGGACAAAAGAGGGTGGATTTGGTACAGTTACAGCAAATTATGGAATAGCACCCGATGGTACACAGACTTCCACTAGACTTCAATATTCTAGCGGCTATTTTTATAGATCAACAACAACATCACCAGCAATTACTGCACTAACATCCGGAACAACTATAACATTTTCGTGTTGGGTTCGGGGTGTCACCCAACCAGGAAGAGGTATAGGCCTTTGGTCGTATGCAGTTGGAGGAATAGTTACCGCTTCAACACAATCGATTAATCAATATTCATGGACTCGGGTATCATTAACTTATACCATTGCGGCTGGAGCAACTTCATTTGCTATTATGTTGGCAGGTGCTCCTAGTAATATATTTCAAGGTGATATAGAAGTTTGGCGACCCCAACTAGAGGTACAAGGATTTGTTACACCTTATGTTCTTGGCACAAGATCCAACACACAAGCAGTTGTAGACCTAACAAATAAAAACACAAACACCGTAAACAGTTTGACTTATGCAAGTGACAATACATTTAGTTTTAATGGATCAAATTCTATAACAGTACCATTTAACTCATCAGAATTTACATTTAATAATGGTCAAACAATAATTATATGGATGAAAAATCAATCACCATCAAGTGCAAGAAGAAATCCATATGACCAAGCATATGCTGGCGCAGGCACCATCACACACGAAAATGATACTGGTTTTAATTATTTCTATGGAACGGGTGGCTCAAATAATTCACCATACACAAATTTATACACTTCGTTCAATGTAGTAGTAGGAGAAACTGCGATGATATGTTTCACTAGAGACACATCAACCGTTTCTTGTTATAAAAATGGTGTCTTCAGCAACTCTATGGCAAATCCATATGGTTCTGTTGTTACTGGTACAAACAATATCACTATTGGTAGTGGTTATGCGGGTGGATTTGGCGGATCAATATATGCGGTTCAATTATATAATAGAGCACTAACCGCAGCAGAAGTACAACAAAACTTTAATGCCATTAAATCAAGATATACCCCGGGGTCGTCAGCAACTAATCCTGCGTTAAATGCTACACAGATTAGGTCATTTGATCCGAGCGCATCAGACGGATCATATTGGTACCAACCGTCAGGATATTCCACTCCAATACTATGTTATACAAATTTTTCAACAGCACCTGCTGGAAAAGGTTATGTTCTGGTGGCCACCGGAAGGGAGTCCACAAATTGGTGGGACAATGACGGTCAAAATACTGTCGGTCTTGCTGGTGCCACCGGACAAAACACTCCAATTTCTGTTGCACCAGGTTCTTTTGTGAACGGATTAATAGGTGGAAACTGGAACTTAATGAAGATGTTAGTAAACCGTATCAATGGAAACGATTCATGGTATTTTCAAGGTACAACATCTGCAACGTTTAGTTGGGCATATTTCCCGCAGAATGCATCGTCAGTCAACGCATCTGCCACAAAGTATTCTGGATTATTTAAAAACGGATCTGTATTATTAAATTGGGCGACAGGATCACAGTGGACTGACACACTCAATATTGGCGGCGGCAATGACTGTGACAGAACCTTTACTTGGAGTTGGGGTGGGCACGGTTCATGGCAAGGTTGGTCTGGAGGAAGTAGTTGCACTCCAGCAGGAAGTTTTCAAAACGGTGGTGAAGGTCACGCAATACAATTAGTGAATTGTTATATAGAGTGTTAAATTAAAGGGTAGTATATGGCACATTTTGCAAAAGTAGAAAACGGAATCGTCACAAATGTGATTGTAGCCGATCAAGAATTCATTGATTCTGGTGCAGTTGGAGATCCAACAACTTGGATTCAAACATCATACAACACTTTTGGTGGTACACATCGCACAGGCGGCACACCACTCAGAAAAAATTATGCAGGTGTTGGATATAATTATTTTGCAGACATTGATGCATTTGTACCGCCAAAACTTTTTGAGAGTTGGATTCTAGATACAGAAGCCGGTCTATGGAAACCACCAATACCTAGACCAGAAAATGGAGAGAATTTAATTTGGGATGAAGACCTTCAGAATTGGAAAGAAGGCGCTAACATTCTGCCATCACCAATCGGAGAAGTCTGATGGGTGTATCTTCAGGTCCAAACCTTGTCCGTGACAGTAACTTTCAAGTACACGTTTGTACTGGTTCAGGGACTTTTTTACCCAACTTTACAGGAACGGTTGAGGTTCTAGTTGTTGCTGGAGGTGGAGGTGGTGGTATGGACATGGGTGGTGGAGGTGGTGGAGGTGGCGTACTCACAAGTACAACAGAATCAGTTACAGCAGGAACACCAATCACAGTTACAGTGGGTGCTGGTGGCGTTGGTGCTCCGGCAGGTGGTCCGCCTAATAATAATAATTTTCATCAGTTTACAATAGCAGCAACAGCAGGTGGCAATAGTGCATTTGGTGCGCTGGCAACCACTGGAGGTGGTTTTGGTGGCAGTTCAGTTAACGGTTACACACCAGGTGCTAATGGTGGAAATGGCGGCTCAGGTGGTGGCGCATCAGGTTACGGATCAGGACAGGTCGGTGGAACAGGAATTGCAGGACAGGGAAACAGAGGTGGCAATAACGGAGGTGCGTATTACTCCGGCGGTGGCGGCGGATCCTCGGCCGCAGGCACTGACGGTGCAAGCACACCGAATGGTGGTGCCGGTTTACTGAATAACATTTTAGGTGGCGGCAGAAACTATTATTGGGCAGGTGGAGGTGGAGGTGCAAGCTACAGCAGCGGCGTTGGTGGTAATGGTGGTGCAGGTGGCGGAGGTGGCGGTTCATCAGGTGGTCTAGGTGACACAACAGGATTGAATCCAGGAAGAAATGCTGGCACAGGTGGTGGTGGAGATTGGGTTGGTTCTCCTGGAGGTGATGGAGGCATCAGCACGGGTGGCGGTGGCGGTGGCGGTATGCACTATAACAGAAATAATAGGGGCGGAAACGGCGGTTCAGGCATCGTCATCATACGACACCTTAAATCTCTTGGAACATCCACATTCAATGGTTTAGCTGATAACAGAAGCTCATTGATATTCTCTATGGATCCTGCAAATTTAGGAAAAGGATTATCTGTTGAGGTATTAGTAGTCGCAGGTGGCGGCGGTGGTGGTATGGACATGGGTGGCGGTGGCGGTGCAGGAGGTGTAGTGTCTAGACAGAACCTACAAGTAAACATAAATTCGCCGATGCCTGTCACAATTGGTGCTGGAGGAAATGGCTCACCCGGTACATATGGATCGAGTCCTGTTACTGGGTTTTCAGGCAATGATTCGGCAATTGGTAATATAATTGCATATGGCGGTGGCGGGGGCGGGTCAGGACATTACATTGATGCGTATGCAACATTCTCAGAAGGTTCTAGTGGGCGAGGCGGTAGTGCCGGAGGAGATTCACCTGAATATGGCCGAAATAGAGGTATGGGTTCTAATCCTGCACCATTGCCTAATTCTTTGGATGCGATTCAAGGACATAGTGGTGGTGCCGCCGGTTGCAATGGCGATGGTTCATACACTGCTGGTGGTGGAGGAGGCGCTTCACGACCAGGTCAAGGTGGTAGAGGATCCTGGCGTGCAGGAGATGGAGGTGAAGGTTTTCAATCTTCAATAAATGGCACTTCACTTTATTGGGGCGGCGGCGGTGGTGCATCTGCACACACTAATACCGCAGGTGTAGGTGGAGTAGGCGGTGGTGGTGGTGGTTCCGCATATTCTGGTGGTACAGCAGGCGCAGGCGGCGCTGGCTATAATTCCGGAGGAAGTGGAACTGCTGCAACCAATTCTGCAGGCGGTAATGGGGGCGCTAACTCAGGCGGCGGCGGCGGTGGCGGAACACATGCATACTCCGTTGGTGGAAATGGCGGTTCTGGAATAGTTATCGTCAGATATTCAGGAAGTCAAAAAGCCACTGGAGGTACGATAACATCATCTGGCGGTTATACCATACACACTTTCACTAGCTCAGGAACATTTACACCCACAGAATGGGTCGGTCCCAGAGATTTGAGTGAAATTGGTTCTGCACTCACAGTCAATGGAGCAACATATAGTTCCGATAATGGAGGGTGTTATGTATTCGACAATGATATAATTGATACTACTTTTCCAGCAACAACTATTCCAACAAGCACACTTGAGGCAGTAATATATCCAACAGTAAATGGAAGATACGTTGCCATCATACAAATTAACAGCAATTCAGATGATGCTTTATACATATATCCAGGCAATACATTAGGATTTTGGCCACATAGTGCATCATCATTGAGTGTCAATATAAATCAATGGTCATATGTTTGTGCTTCCTATGATGGATCCGGTGTAAGATATTGTGTTAATGGAAATTTTGCTTATGCTGCCGGCGCATCGGCCGATTTTACAGATTATCAATATCTCAGAATAGGTGGAATATCAACCACCGACGGAGAAAGATTTGTGGGTAAAATATCATTGGCGAAAGCATATAACCGAGCACTCACAGAATCTGAAATAATCCAAAACTTCAACGCACTCCGTGGTCGTTTCGGAATCTAATAAATACCATTGGTACCAATAAAAAGAATAACATCATGGCAAACTCAGACAAGAATATTTTAATTAGACCAAGAACTGGATCAACGACAGATGATCCCAGTATTGTATTCACGGGCGCAAACACTGCCGGTTTATTTCCAATTACTGTAAGGGCTTTACCCACTTCTAACGGCACATTGTCGTTTGAAGGTTCTGCGGGACAATTGTTCTCTGTCACAAATGATATGACAGGCACAATATTCTCGGTCAATGACGTATCTGGTATACCTTCTATTGAAGTGTTGGACACAGGTGCAGTCAAACTCGCTCAATATTCTGGTAATGTTTTAGTGGGTGGAACAGCAACTGATGGTGTTTCTAAACTGCAAGTTACAGGTTCTGCAAACGTTTCTTCTCTGCGAGTGCAAGGATTCGGCCAAGTCATTAGTAGCGCAGGAACATGGACTGGACCAAATTCAGGTCTTGTTGGCGCCCAGGGTGTCCAAGGTGCTGTTGGTGCTCAGGGTGTCCAAGGTGCTGTTGGTGCTCAGGGTGTCCAAGGTGCTGTTGGTGCTCAGGGTGCTATCGGCGCACAAGGATCAGTAGGCGCACAAGGTGCTGTTGGCGCCCAGGGTGTCCAAGGTGCTGTTGGTGCTCAGGGTGTCCAAGGTGCTGTTGGTGCTCAGGGTGTCCAAGGTGCTGTTGGTGCCCAGGGTGCTATCGGCGCACAAGGATCAGTAGGCGCACAAGGTGCTGTTGGTGCTCAAGGAGCACAAGGACGTCAAGGTGTCCAAGGTGCTGTTGGAGCACAAGGTGTCCAAGGTGCTGCTGGTGCTGTTGGAGCACAAGGTGTCCAAGGTGCTGCTGGTGGTTTTTCTACTGGTTCCAATGCACAAGTAAACTCGCTTGGTGTCGGAACAACAGCATCAGGTACAGCAGGAGAAATACGATCAACAAATAACATCACAGCATATTTTTCAGATATGCGTCTGAAAAAACATCTTGGCAAAATTGAAAACGCAATTGATAAACTAATGCAACTTGAAGGATTTTATTATGAAGTCAACGAGAGAGGACAAAAATTAGGATACAAAGTGCATCGTGAGGTCGGCGTTTCAGCACAAGACGTACAATCCGTTTTACCTGAAATAGTAAAAGAGGCACCAATAAGTCCGGAATATCTTACTCTAGATTATGGCAGATTGTCGCCGTTAATTATTCAAGCGATCAAAGAACAACAAGCAGAAATAACAGAAATAAAAAAAGCTATTGAAAAACTGCAACTAAATAAATGAACGTCGATCCATATACATGGAAATTGCAAACTGATTATATCATGGAACACAAATGGAATTTTATAATGATCCTTACCCACATTATGTGATAGATAATTTTGTGGATGATGAAATTGCTCATAAATTGTCAAATGAATTTATGAGCTTTGACTCAAATCATTGGTTTAGTTACAGCAATGAAATTGAGATAAAGAAAACAAGTAACAACTGGTACAATTTTCCTGAAGAAACATACAAGTTTTTTCAGTATCTGAATTCACCTGCATTTGTACAAAGCCTATCCGACATGACTGGTGTACAACTTATACCAGATCATGGACTACATGGCGCAGGCTGGCATATTCAACCAACTGGCGGCAAACTGAATGTTCACCTAGACTACTCCATTCATCCCAAGCTAGGTCTTGAACGCAGATTCAACTTCATATTCTATCTCACGCCGAACTGGGACACATCATGGGGCGGTAATCTTGAGATGTGGTCACACAACACAGAAACGAATCAACCAAAAAAGTTGGTAAAAACTGTAGAAAACAAATTCAATCGTGTAGTAATTTTTGATACGTCATATAATTCATGGCATGGTTTTTCGCAGCCGATAAATTGCCCAGAAGATGTTTACAGAAAAAGTATTGCAATGTATTATCTGTGTGAGCCATCAGAGAACGCAGCTAAACGAGGTCGTGCATTATTTGTACCAACCGAAGAACAGAAAAATAATCCTGAAATTATGAAATTTATTGAGCAGAGAGTGAAATGAGAAATTGTAAAATCGTAATGACGACTATGTTTAAGAATGAGGCTTCTGTTGTTAGAAGAATGCTTGAATCTTGTTACGAACATATAGATTTCTGGGTTATACAAGATAATGGATCAACAGATGGCACAGATAAAATAGTCAAGGAATTTTTTGAAGAAAAGAAAATTCCGGGATATTACTATCAAGTTGAAGAGGGCTGGGTAGGATTTGGATGGAACAGAGATCATTTGACGCGAACTTGTCAAAGCATCAATCATGGATGTGATTGGATTTTGAAAATGGACTGTGATGAAATTCTAAAAGTGGACAATGATTTTGATTGGTCTTTACTAGACGATAAGACGCAACATTCATTTCACATACCTGCAGTACAAGACAATTGTGTATACTATAGGGCATGGATGTGGAACGCAAATATGCCATGGCGTTTCAATCACGATCCGTGTCATGAAACAATTTATTGTGAGATTGATGGCATCGGAGAAAATTTCAACAGATTCAATTTACCAATATCGTTCAGGCAAGTTGGATCTACAGAAGGACAAAGCTGGTCAGTACCAACAAAATTTATTAGTGACGCACTTATTCTTGAAGAAAAGATGATCCGAGAAAACACAGTGTTGTCTGACATGTATCATTTCTGGTATATCGGTAAAAGTTACAATGATTCATATCACAGTAATGCTTTTCCACTAGGCGAATCTCAAAAGCGAGAATATGCTAGAAGAACAATCTACTACTTTCAGGAATATCTAAACCATACTCATGATTTTGCAACTACGAAAAAAGCATTGTGTGTAGATGAAACAGCATATTTAACACTGTTACTGATGGGTGATGCGAACTGGTTTTTATCACACCGAGATGCTGCAATAGAGTGCTATCAATTAGCTGAACAATTTGCTCCGGAAAGAAATGATCATCTATATCTCTTAGCTGAGAAATATAAGTATACCGATAAATTTGAAGAAATGTTGAAGTATACCACCATCATGATGCAGCCTGAGAGAACCAATCCTTTTCCGAAGTACATAAACTATATCGATAAAAGTTTGTATCATGATGGCGGCAATAGAGTTCAGAATCTACACAATGAAGCATTAAATCTTGTTATGCAACAAAACAATACAAAAATAGCGCCCATGTTAGTTAATCCATTTAACATAAATCAAAACTTCAACAAAAGAATGTTTATAGTTGATAACTTTTATGAAGATCCGGATTCCATTAGACAACATGCGCTATCAATGGAATTCAAAGAAGACTTGAGATATTACAAAGGTTCTAGAACTACGACACACTTCCATCCAATAGGAATAAAAGAGGCATTTGAATCCATCATGGGTCAGAAACTTATCAAATTTGATGGAGGTATAAATGGTTGTTTTCAAATAACAACAGCAAAAGATCCTCAAGTTTATCACTATGATCACCAAACTTGGGCTGCGATGATTTATTTGACGCCAGACGCTCCGATAGAGAGTGGCACAAGATTGCATCGTTCAAAAATTAACGGAGTAAGACATTCAGGTGATGCTTATGTCGATAGTGCATTTACGGGTGGCTTTTTAGACTCAACAAAATTTGATGTGGTTGATTCTGCGGGTAATATATACAATAGACTTGTTATTATGGACGCAAGATGCATACACTCCGCTGGCCAATATTTTGGACAAAACTTCAACGACGGCCGACTGATCCATTTATTCTTCTTTGATTAAACCATGAAAAACTTGAAATTTAGCATTATTACTCCAACACATGATCCAGATAACATTCCTTTTCTGTTAGAGGCATTTGAGAGTTTGTGTGCGCAAACTTATGTAAATTGGGAATGGATACTGTTTATAAACAATAAATTTTTACCACAACTTGTGCCGAATGTGATCGAAGATCATCCAAAGGTTAAAATATATCATGCATATATCGATACACCAAATTTAGGTGCAATCAAGAAAGCTGCATTCTCATTGGGAACAGGAGATGTTTTGGTTGAATTGGATCATGATGATATGTTGGTGTCAACTTGTTTGGAAAAACTAAATGCGGCATATCAAGATGATGAAATTGGATTTGTTTACAGTGATTGTGCGATGTTACATATGGAAAACAATTTTATTCCATATGATAATACACACGGTTGGACACATAAATCGTTTAATTGGAAAGGTAAAGAACTAACTGTCATGGATTCTTTTACTCCATCCAGTCAATCATTATCATATATTTGGTATGCTCCTGATCATGTTAGATCATGGAGAAAAACACACTATCATGAAATAGGCGGACATAATCCAGACATGTTCATCTGTGATGATCATGAACTATGCATCAGGTCTTATCTGACTACAAAAATGCATTTTATACCTGAGCCGCTGTACGTCTACAGAATAACAGGAAACAATACATCCATAAACAAAAGAAATTCTGAAATACAACAAAAAACTAAAGAACTACATGCACAGTATGCACAAAAACTAGCTGAGAAAGATGCTAAAGATAAAAATTTGCTGTGCGTTGATATTGGTGGTGGACTAAATCCTTATGCAAATTACATGTCAATTGATTTACGTGAGGATGCAGATATTGTTCATGATCTAAACGACGGAATACCACTTCCAGATAACACAGTTGGTGTGTTGAATGCTAGTCACATACTAGAACACTTACATGATAAGACCAAGATCATGGCTGAGATACATCGTGTTTTGGCACCAGGAGGTTGGGCATTCATTCAAGTTCCTAGCACCGACGGAAGAGGTGCATTTCAGGATCCAACCCATGTTAGCTACTGGAATGAAAACTGTTTTCTATATTACACAGACGCATATCTCGCAAATTTCATAGATAATAAGAAGATCCGTTTCCAAGAATATCGCAGACAGACATATTTTCCCAACGAATGGTTGAAAAATTTGAATGTTTGTGTGACGGATGCATGGTTAGTTGCGGTCAAAGATGGTATGCCAAGATTACCTGGTCCACTAAAGATATAAATAAGCCATAAACACATGGGCATTTTATATGGCAACACCTAGAACAAGAACTGAATTCAAAGAATACTGCTTACGCAGACTTGGTCATCCAGTCATCCAAATCAACATAGATGACGATCAATTGGATGATCGAGTTGACGATGCACTAGCATTTTACCACGACTATCATTATGATGGCATGGAACAGATGTATTTGAAACATCAGATCACACAAGAAGACATGGACAGAAGATACATTTTTTGCCCAGATGCAGTCAACTTTGTGACGGGTATTTTGCCATTTGACCAGTCAAACTCCTCAGTCAACATGTTTGACTTGAGATATCAGTTAAGATTGCATGACCTGTATGACTTTACATCCGTATCGTATGTGTCATATGAAATTACCATGCAACACATTCGTACACTGAATCTATTGTTCTCTGGAACACCACAGGTCAGATTTAACCGCAAGATGAATAGACTGCACCTTGATATTGATTGGACAAGAGATGTTAATGTTGGTAGCTGGGTTATTGTTGAGTGCTATCGTAGGATAGAACCAGACTCTAGAATTTCAACAGGCACTGTGTCTGTTACAGCAGCATCAAACACAGTCATAGGAACAGGCACATCATTCAACAGTGAACTATCTGTTGATGATGAAATCATTATCAATGGTGAGGCTAAGAAAATTGTTTCTATTGCAGGAGCAGCGTCACTAAACGTTCAGTCTCAATTTGCAGCAACAGCAACTGGCGCCACACTGACACGACCAGGTTTCTCCGATGTGTGGAACGATAGATTTTTGAAGCAATATGCAACGGCAAAGATCAAATATCAGTGGGGAAGTAACCTAAGCAAGTTTGCAGGAATTCAGATGCCAGGTGGTGTTACACTTGATGGTGTCAGAATAATGCAAGAAGCTGCGGAAGAGATGAAGGAATTAGAAGAAGGTTTGATAAACACAAATGTGCTTCCAGCAGAGATAATGATGGGCTAAAATAAATGTCCACAAACTTTTATTTCAATAATTTTCCTCAACACCAAGTAACAAGTGAGCAATTACTTGTAGAAGATTTGGTGATTGAGGCCATGCAAATAAATGGCATGGACGTATACTATCTTCCACGCACAAGTCGCGATGAAGTTGATATGCTCTATGGTGAGGATCCACTCAAAGAATATCGCACGGCACATGCAATTGAAATGTATATGGAAAACGTCACTGGCATGGACGGTGAAGGTGACTTCATTTCAAAGTTTGGTCTAGAGATACGTGATGAAGTAACATTGTTGGTGGCAAGACGCAGATTTGCAATGTCTGTGCAATTACCTAGGGCGAGAGAAGGAGACTTGGTATACATTCCCCTAGTACAGAATTTCTTTGAAATTACATTTGTTGAGCATGAAAACGATCAAGCAATGTTTTACACATTAGGTAGAGGACGTGGTGGAAACGTGTATGTGTACGCATTGAAAATGAAGCAATTTGTGTTTAGTGAAGAAATCATATCAACGGGAGTACAAGAAATTGATGATCAAGCATTCACCGAATACAAGAGGACAGAGATTGCACTGGCTAATAATGTTGTTTATCCAGCAGGTACAGGCTCATTTATTCCTGGCGAAATTATCTATCAGGGCAATTCAGTTGCAACAGCAAATGCTGAAGCCATTGTATACTCATATACACCCCATTCAAAAGTTACAGTTATTCGCGTTCAGGGAACATTTGGCACAGGCACAATAAAAGGCAATACAAGTTCAGCTAATAGAAGCGCAATTGCAACGAACACAGACACTCAAGTCGGAAATGATATTTTCGAGGACATAAACGATAACTTGAGGATACAGTCTGAAGCAGACGGTATTATCGATTTCACAGAGAATAATCCATTTGGTGAATTTTGATGCTAAAGAATAATCATTTTTATAATAGAACAATAAGAAAGATGGTTGTGGCTTTTGGCACACTTTTCAACGATCTTGTTTTAGTTAGATACAATAAGTCGGGAACTGAGGAGTATGAGCGAACAAGAGTTCCGCTGTCATTCGGAGCGAAAGAAAAATATCTAACTCGATTGACAAGTGATCCTAATCTAACAAAGTCGATCAGTGCATATGTACCAAGAATATCATTTGATTTGGTTGGTCTAACTTATGATTCAACCAGAAAAGTCAACACACTGAATAGAAACTTTGCTGTTGATGATACAACAGGTAGAGTTTCTGCACAGTATGCACCTGTTCCATATAACTTTGAGTTTGACTTAAACATTTATGTACGCAATCATGAAGATGGTACACAAATTCTTGAGCAAATTTTACCAGTATTTACACCAGACTTTACAGTTACTGTAGACCTGATACCCACACTGGGTAGAAAATATGACATTCCAATCATGTTGAATTCTGTTACACCACAGATAGACTATGAAGGAGACATGTCCACAACACGATTGATCATTTGGAATTTGACGTTCACAGTCAAGGGCTATATATTTCCCGCAACTTCCACTGTTGGTGGTCTCATCAGACAGGCAAATACTAATATCTTCATTGACAGTAGGTTGTCTGGTGGCCCACAAAAAGTTTATGTGGATATGGCATCCGGTAATGGTGTATTCACTACAGGTGAAACGATTCGTACAGTCGGCTCAGAGAAAACAGGATCAGTTGTTTACTTTGCAAATAACAGTTTAGGAACATTAGTTGTATCTGACATGTCTAGTTTGTTGGAAGAGAATGATATCGTTGTTGGAGACTACTCAAACGCAACATATACAGTAGACACCGTAGATTTGAATCCAATTAAAACCGTATCTATTGTGGTAACACCAGATCCAGCATCAGCTAATGCAGACGATGATTACGGATTTACTACCACGATCACTGAATTTCCTGACACATTATGAAAACAGATAAATCATTAGCTGACATATTTGATATCAATCCTATCGGAACACAAAGTCTTCCCGCACCAATTGTCGTTCAAAGCGACATTGATTCTGACTTTGAGTTTGCTAGAAATAATATTCGCGAGCTTGCAGAAAAAGGTAAAGCTGCGGTTGACAATATATTGCAAGTTGCGTCAGCAACGGATCATCCAAGAGCATATGAAGTTGCAGCAAACTTACTGAAGAGTATGTCCGATATCAATAAAGACTTGATTGAATTACAAAAGAAGAAACGCGATCTGATGCCTCAGAAAGAACAGCCACAAATTACGGTAGATAAAGCTGTGTTTATCGGTTCAACCTCAGATTTGATAAAACAAATAAAACAAATAGGATAAAAATGGAACAGCTAGTACAGCAACTAAAAACAATTTTGGGCACAAACTTCGGTTTGTATTTCAAAACACACACTTTTCACTGGAACATTGAGGGATCAGATTTTGTTCAGTACCATGGATTTTTAGGTGAAACATACACACAAATATTCAACAATACGGATTTGATTGCGGAGAAGATTAGAATGTTGGGTGTATATGCTCCAACAGGCATTTCTCGTATGATTGAACTGTCAGACGTTACAGAAAATGCAAATATTCCTGATGCTAGAAGCATGTTGTCGGAACTTGTGACAGATAACGGTAAAATGATTTATCATCTACGTGCAGGAATCGTTGCTGCGGATAGCGCAAATGAGCCAGCGATAGGAAATTTTCTACAAGATTTATTAGATCAACATCAAAAGATAAACTGGTTCTTGAAGAGTCTTATTAAGTAATGGCATATGCTGGTGGTTATAACGGTAACTCAAGTCTGAAGAGGGCGGATGTTGAAATAGAATACACCCGCGATCAACTAATTGAGATTACCAAATGTATCAAAGATCCTGTGTACTTCATCACGAAGTATGTCAAGATCGTCAACGTTGATGAGGGTTTAGTACCGTTCAATATGTGGCCTTTCCAAGTGGAAATGGTCAAAGGGTTTCATGCAAACAGATTCTCTATAGCAAAGATGCCTCGACAGGTGGGTAAAACAACCACGGCTGCTGGTTACATGTTATGGTGTGTGTTGTTTACGGATGATTATAAGATTGCTATTCTCGCAAACAAGGGTGATCTAGCTAGAGATATTCTAGGAAGAATCAAGTATGCATTTGAATATCTTCCTCTTTGGATGCAGCAAGGCATTGTTGAATGGAACAAAGGAAACATTGTTCTTGAGAACGGATCAGAAATTTCTGCATATGCAACAAGTGCGGCTGGTGTTCGTGGTGGATCATATAACTTAGTTTTTTTGGATGAATTTGCTTTCGTTCCACAAAACATGGCAGTTGAATTCTTTACGTCCACCTATCCTGTTATTTCATCCGGTAAAACTACCAAAGTTATTATTGTCTCAACGCCACATGGTCTGAATATGTTCTATAAAATGTGGACCGATGCTGTTGAAAAGCGTTCTTTGTACGTTCCATTGGAGGTTCACTGGTCCATGGTACCAGGTAGAGATGCAAAGTGGCGAGATGAGACAATCAGAAACACAAGTGAAGAGCAGTTCAGGCAAGAATTTGAGACTGAGTTCTTGGGTTCATCAGCAACTTTGATTCCAGGATCAAAATTGAAGACACTAACATTCAACTATCCTATATCAACGGAAGAATATCTACAAATTTTTGAGCTTCCTAAAGCCGGGCATACATATATCGCTGTGGTTGATTGTGCTGAAGGTGTTGGTTTAGACTATTCAGTATGTTCAGTCATTGATGTTACTGAGTTGCCATACAAACATGTGGCTAAATTCAGAGATAATAAACTATCTCCTATGATATTTCCAACGTATGTCTATAATTTGGTGAATAGATATAACAGAGCTTGGGTTCTAGTGGAAACAAACAGTGTTGGTCAACAGGTTGTGGACATTCTTCACTACGACCTTGAGTATGAAAACATCTTCAGGATTGAACATCATGAGATAAAGGGTCAGCACATATCATCAGGCTTCAAAAAAGGTGCTGCATATGGCGTAAAAACATCAAAGACAGTAAAAAAGATTGGCTGTGCCAACTTGAAGACGCTAATTGAAACGGATAAACTCATCACGAATGACTTTGATGCCATCGCCGAACTCAACACATTCGTCAGGGTAAAAGAGTCTTATGAAGCTGAAGAGGGTAATAATGATGATATTGTTATGACTCTTGTTCTATTTTCTTGGTTGACTGCACAGTCTTACTTCAAAGAAATCACAGATTCAGACGTTAGACAGAGACTGTTGGACGAAAGAAATCTACAAATGGATGATGAAATGTTACCTGTTGGTGAGCTAGATGAT